CCTTGCCACCTCCGTTCAAGCGCTGGAAACGCGCCGTGCCGTCAGCCTCCTGCAGCGAGATGGCCAGCAGGTGACGGCGGGCCAGCGGTGTGTCCATGGCGCCCGGCAGCAGGGCCAGAGCCGGCGCAATGGCCGTCTTCAGGAGACTGTCGAGGATTGCGTCAGCCATGGGTCGGCTCCTTCCGTTGAAGGCCCAGCGCCGCAACAACGCGGCAACTGTGGCAGATCAGTGCGTAGGCCACCAGTCCGGTCAACGCGATGGCCGGCAGGCTGTCGGGCCCCCGGATGAACGGCACCAGCACGAACCAAGCGGCCCAGGCCACCAGCCCCACCAGGGGCCAGGTCACGGACCAGCGGGTGCGCCGGTCCACTGCTGTGGCGCTCAGGGCCAAGCCGCCACCGGCCACAGCCAAGCCGACGAGCACCTGCAGGATGATGGTCAAGATGGTCATGGCTGCGCTCCCCTGGTGGTGATCTCAACACCAAGGCGTTTCGCGATAGCAGGGAAAATCACGGAATGGCTCAGCATGGCCAGCACCAGGGCGCAGACGATGTCAGAGCCGAGGCCGTCGAGCGGGACGTCGAACAGCTTGTGCACCGCTCGCTCTAACCCAATGCCCAGCAGGCGGCCGCCAAAGATGCCGAACACCAGCGCGGCCGCGAAGGCCAAGAACGTGGACCAGAGGCCGCGCAGCGTCAACTCGATGCGCTCTCCTCGGTTAACGGCAATCACCGCGCCGACCACGGCCGCCAGGATGACCGGGATGGGAATGCCGGCGGCCACGCCGGCCCCGGCCCCCGCGATGACGGCGCCGACTGCGCTGGGGGCAGCGGCAGCGGCAACCGATGCTGTTGGTTCAGGCATTGATACTCCAAGGTTCAGGCGAAGAAAAACCGCCCGAAGGCGGCGCGGCTCAGGCCTCTGGTTTCTCTAGAGCCCAGCAGCGGTGATGAACAGTTGGTCAATGTCTGCTGGCGTGAGGCCCACGCCAGGGCCCATGGCCTCGATCAGCCCGTTCTGCCGCTCGAAGGTCTGCATCGTCTGCCAGGTGACCTGCACAGCGCGCGGCGCGGCCGCGACCGCTGCCTCGATGTCATCGAGCTTGCCGATGGCCAGCAGCGCCAGGCAGCCCTGGCGCTTCGTGACTGACTGCGGCACGAGCGACACCGCCGGGCGATCAACCGCCACAGGCCCAGCGCCGGACCAGTCGAGCAACTTCCCGGCCGCCTGGGCTGCGAGCAGTTCGATGCGCTGCTCGTCGGTGATCACAATGGCCTGGTCCGGCAATTCTGCGGCGGAGTCTTCCACGACGAAAAAGCCCTGCGTGGCCGGCAGCACGTAGATGCGCGGCACGCTCTCTACCGCCTCATTTGCGTCATCGGTGATGGTGTCTGTCATTTCAGCGTCCGATTGAGATGAAGGTAAAAGCGCCCGACAAGGCCGATCCGAATCGGTTTTCGATGTTGGCGATGAAGCCGCTGGTGGACACGGAATTCACCCCGATGGACAAGGCTTTGTCGGTCAAAACAGGCCAGACGCCATAGTTGACAGTCAGGAAGTTGGACGGAAGGGTGAATGCCGTCGACGCGATGGAACTCGCGCCTGGCACGCTGCCGAAGCTGGCGGTGCCCCACTTGAAGACGAAGCCGCCAGGGAGCGCCTGAGAACCGCTCGCGCCAAACGTCGAGGCAAACTGGCTGATGTTGACGACTTGCTTGCCGCTCGCACCGTCGGCAGCTTGGAACACCGTGCTGCCGTCACCGTTCTTGGTGGCAAGCAACGTGGTCAGGGCGCTCTTCAGCGCGTTGAGCAGGTTGACGGTGTTCCCGTCATCCAGGGCATTGAACCCCTGGTCTTTGATGAAGTTGCCCAGCAGGTTGGTGCCCGCCAGCGCCTGGCGGAAGGCGGTGTTGAACTGTTCCGACGAGGCCACGCCGGACTGGAACCCGTTGGCCAGGATGGCCGTCAGGCCGGCCCACTCAGCGGGCGTCAGCGCGTTGGCGCCGCCGCTGGTGGCAAAGGGCAGGAATTGGTTGCTCATGTGTCCTCACAATGGAATGGCCCAGGCCCCCGCGTCGAGGCCTGCGATGTAGTCGTTCTGCACGTCGAATCCGAACAACGGCGCCGGCGCGCTGCTGATGAAGTAGCCGTTGATGCGCACGCCGGAGGGGCGCAGCGGCAGGTAGTCGCCGGTCAGCAGCTCCTTGAGGATTGCCGGCGGCGGCGTGCCAGCCACGTAGATGGACATGCTCATGTCCTGGTGGTCCTGCATGAAGACGGTGAAGCCGGAGCCCGCGAAGGCGAAGTCCATCACGGACTTCCAGCCCTCGATGGTCCCGTCCCAGTGGTTGGCCGCCACCCGCGCTTTCAGGAACAGCCGGTAGGTGTCATCGTCCAGGCTGACCAGCCCCTCGTCTGGGTCGAACGGATCCTTCCATGAGCCCTCGTCGAGCCCGAGGCCGGGCGTGTCTAGGCTGAAGTACACGGCCAGCGGCGAGCGGATCCGGCGAGACAGGCCCACCCACAGACCGACCGCGTCCAACTGCACGCCCACGGCTGTGTCGATGTCGAAGCACTCGCGCAAGGCCTGCGCGGCCTGCTGGGCGCCCACGAAGCACCCCGTGACGGCCCCCACCATGGCCACGAACTTCGGGCGCTGCCGGTGCTCGCTGGTGATCAGGTCGGTGTATGCGTTCATGGGACGATCTCGATCACGATGTCCGACACCTGGCAGGACGCCAGCTCGTTGAACGCGATGGGCACGTCGGCCGATGCCGGCGTCGCCGGGTTTTCTGCGATCAGCACGTCCACCAGCTCGAAGGTGGCCGAGCCGGTGCCGCCGTTGAGCTGCGCGGGCATGAACAGCCTGGTGCGGAACACCGCCTGGCCGATGCCCAGGGCGTTGATGTAGGCCGCCACCGCTGCCTTGATGTCGCTGGCCACCTGCGTGATGTAGCCTGACAGCGGCTTGAGCTGCACTTTGACGACGGTGCGCACGACCTGGGGCACGCTGTACTTGATGGCGTGGGTCAGGCCCACGTCGTCGATCACGTCCACCGTGGTGGTACCGTAGGTCGCGGTACCGGGCGTCTTCTTGCGCATGATCGCCTGGGCGATCTCGAAGCTGTCGCCGCCCTGGGCCACCACGGCGATGCTGTGCTCGGGCAGTCCCAGAGCGTTCGTGGTGTCGGTGTCGTTCTCGTAAATCTCAGCGGCCGTCACGCCGTCCAGGCTCTGGACACCCCCCAAGATGCCCGACAGCACGGTCTTGCTGGGCAGGGCCACGCTGGTCTCCTGGCGCCGACGCAGCGCCGCGTCGCTTTCGACCGGCGCGCCCATGGACGCCGGGTCTTCGTTCGTGACCGTCTGCCAGCCGAGCGTGGGCGTGGCGATCTGGTTCACCGTGCCTGCCGCCGCCGGGATGGCGCCGGCCGTGGTGCACGTCGCGGTGACGGTGATCTCGCCGGCCGGCGGGATGGTGACCACCGCAGGCAGCAGCCAGCGGAAGCCGTTGGCATCGGTCACGGCGCCATCGTTGACCGTGGTGCCCGCCTGGCCCACCAGCTTCACGTTGACCTGCGAGTTCGACGGCGTGACGCGCGAGATGCCGTTGATCTTCACGACCGAGCTCAAGCCGTTGCCCTGGGCTGTGGCCGGGCTGAACGAGTTGTAGGCGGCCGCGATGGCCGCGTTCAGGTCGTTGACGGCCGTGGCGATGACGCCCAGGAACTGCCCGTCCTGGCTGTCGTTCTCCAGGTAGACGTCGGCGCCGTAGATCTCGCGGTACTTGCCTTGCAGGAAGGCCAGCACGTCCTCAAAGGGCGGGACGTGGATGCCGTTGGCATCGATCACGGGGGCGATGGTGCTCATAAGGCGAGGCTGGCGGCAACGGCCGCTTGTCCGTAGGCGGTGGTGATGGTGGCGGTGATGCTCAGCGCGCGGGTCTGGCGGTCGAGCTTGCTCTCGTAGGTGTCGATGGACACCACGCCCTGCGTGCCCAAGATTCGGGACTTGATCACCGCGTCATAGGTGGCCGTCGTGTACTTGCCGAGCACCTCGGTGTCCCAAGGGGTGCCGTCTTCTACGTCAAGGAACCACTCGCCTGTGAAGAGCAGCAGGCGCGTCTGCACGGCCTGGGCCACGGCTTCCGGTTTGTCCTGATGGAAATCGGCGCCGGTGCCCAGGGTGTAATCGCCATCGGCGTCGAGTTTCCTGTAGCGCATGGTCAGACCGGTGGTGAGGTGGATAGGCCGTCGTGTTCGGTGTGGTGGTGGGTGGAGACGCTCTTGCCGGCCGCTGTGACGTCGTTGTCGACGTTCAGGGGGCCAATCAGAGAGGATGCGGACGATCCGCCACCCAGCGGCACGCCCTGCACCAGGGCGGCATTGATCGTCATCGTTGGGGCGTTGACCGTCACGCCACCCGGTGCGGTGATCGTGATGGCATGCGTGGTGGGGTTCAGGCCCACCACAGCCTGGCCATCGTCGCTGCGCAGCTGGACCTCGTCGGTGCTGATGTCGGCAGGCACATTGCCGCGGCTGCGCAGTCCGACCAGCGCCACCGCATCGGACATCGAGTGCATGCGGGCATTGCCGGGGCGCTGCACGCCGCCCGACTGCCACCAGGCATCAATGGGCCGCGAGCTGAACACCAGCAGGCACTCGTCGCCACGCTTCAGCGGGAAGGTCAGCGCTGCCCCGCCGCCGCCGGGGAACTGGATGGGCACGCCAGGCAGCAGGGGAAACGGTGAAGCGGCATAGGCATCACCATCCGCCTTGGTCATGGACGACACCCCGATCTGCACAGAGGCGGTGTTCGTGTCGGGGTCGTAATCCCAGATGAAGCCCGGCAGGGCCGTCCACATGCGAGCCTGCAACGCGAGCAGCGCCTTGCGCGTGGCCTCCTCTGGGTCGCCCCATAGCTCTTTACGATCCATAGATGCTCTGCGCGATGAAGGTTGAAGAGAAGGGCTGCATGCCGGTTGCCGCCGAACACACCAGGTCGCTGTGCCAGACGTTGCCGCGCGTGTCGCCAGAGTGGTGCACCGCCCAGACCTTGTACAGACCGTCAGCGTCGATGGATGGGCGCTTGTCGACATATTTGTAGCCCGGGCTGATGGCCTGCTCCTGCACCGACCCGTTGTTCAACTTGATCTGCCGGCAGGGCCTGATGCGCGGGTTGAGCAGGCACTTCACCATGATCCCGTCGATGGTCTGCTGCGGCAGCCCCACTAGGCCGGTGTTGGCTGTCAGCTCGATGGTGTCGGCATCCAGGATGCCGTTGACCGGCACCATCTGAAGCTGACCGAACACGATGGACCAAGACAGGCCGAAGGTGTCCCCCAACTCGGACAGGAACTGCTTGACGGGCCCGGCGAAGGCGCCGCCTCGGGGAGACCTGATGTCAGGTAGCGCAGCCATCGCGCCGGCCGTCACGCCAAACGGCTGCATGGCCTTGAGCAGCGCA